GATCGACCGCCACGCCTTCGCGACGGCGGCACTCTCGAACTGGGACGACCACCGCCCGGTCGATGAGTGCCTCGGCGCGGCCACCGAGCACGCGATCGTCGTCGCGGCGATGGGCAGCGGCGAGCAGGCGGTGACCCTCTGATGGTTTGCGGCTGTCGGAGGGTCTACTCCGATCACGGCGCGCCGCTCTTCGATCACACGCGGACGCGCGTGGCTCGTCATGTCGACCTTTTCGTCCCGATCCCGTTCACCGATCACCAACTCTGGCTGTTTTGGAGCTCAGAATGACTACGATGAGTGACCCGAGCCACCGATTCGCCGACGTCGAGTCGCTTGACGGCCTGGAGATCGACGCCGACGACATCGAGGCCGCCCGCGAGCAGGCGCTCGAACGCCTCGAAGACATGGAGCACGACGACGACCACGAAGCCTACTCGGCGGGATGGATCGACGGCGTCGTGATGATGGACCGGGTGCTGACCGATCCCGAGTACTTCGGCCTCCAAGAGGACTCAGATGGGTGAGCTAACAGCACGCCAAGAGGAGTATCTCGACGCACTCCCACAGCCGAGCTATCAGGCATGGGCGGACGCCGTCGACGCGGCCGAGTCGAGCGCCGAGGAGATGCGCCGACGGCTCACCGACGAGAACGACGACATCGAGATCGAGAAGGTCGACGGCGAGTGGCGCAACACGCTCCAGGAGACTGACGGCGACGAAGACGAACCGCTGGCTGATCGGCTCGCACTTGATGACGTCGAGCGCCTCGCCGAAGACCCACCCGACGAATCGGACCTGACCAAACGCGAGCGCTACATCGCCGCCGAACTCGAAACCGGCGCGACGGTCGATGGGCTGGTAGACGATCTCGACGAGCGGGAGTCGGTCGTCACCCAGCACCTCCGGGACCTCTACGCCTCGGGGTGGGACGTCTACATCGACGGCACGGCGGGCCTGGTCACACTCGAAGGAGACCACGCGCTCCGCAGCTCGGAGCACAAGGGCACGCGCACGCGGAAAGCAAACCAGTGGTGGGAGAAACGCCACAGTGCGCTCGTCCGCGACTTCAACGCGCTGCCGACGCCGTCGGTGGACATCACCAAACACCGCGGGCAAGAAGACTGGGTCCACCACTTTTCGGACATCCACGCGGGCGACAAGGTGCTGACCCCCGACCGGACGAACGTCTACAACGCCGACCTGGTCCCCGAGATCGTCCGCTACGACACCCGCAAGTCGCTCGAACTCTACGACTACCACGGCGTCGACTGCGACGTTGCCCACCTGTTGTGGGGCGGCGACTTCGTGACCAACGAGGGGATCTACCAGGGACAGTTCGAGGACCTCGATGCGTGGCTCGATGAGCAGCACGATATGCTCATGGAGCCGCTCCTGGAGCAGGTCAAAGCCTACTCCGAGCGCTTCGAGGCAGTCAACGTCGTCTGTCAGGTCGGCAACCACGGCGAGAACCGCGCGTCGGGGACGTCGAAACAGGCGAACGCCGACCTCGTCCTCTACAAGTCGATCCGCAACGCGATCGCGGCAGTCATTAAGTTCGGCGAGGGCGACGCCTTCGAGAACGTCAACTTCCGCATCGGGCAAGCGCGCCCGTATACGAACTTCCCGCTCCGCGGCGGCAAGCTCCGCGGGCACCTCCGACACGGGCAAGACCGCAAGCCCCAGGCGACGACGCGTGCGGGCTCCGACGACTGGAAGACGACACTGATGAACCACGACTTCGACGTGTCGTTCCTCGGGCATCACCACTCAAGCGGCCGCATTGTGTGGGACGGCCCGCCGGTGATCGCCAGCGGCACGCCGAAGCCACCGTCGGACTTCGTCGACCGGATCGCCGCCTCGACGTCGCTCGACCCACGAGAGCAAACCCGCGAGATCTCCCACTGTGCGGGCGTCGCCGACCACGGTGTGACGGGCGTCTACCCCGTCAAGACCCACGACTTCGACTATACGCGGGGTGTTGAGAACCGACGATGAGTACAGTCACCGACCCCTCGAAGCCTGAGCGTGGCGTCCTGGAGACCTGCAGCGGCTGCGGGCAGGTCTATCACCGCGATAACGGCCCCGACTGCGACTGCGACGGACGCTATCGGGCTGAGGAGCACGATGTATCATGAGCACCAAACACAACCGGCCGTGGTACTGCCGCGACGGCGTGGTCGACGAGTACAAAGACACGCTTCAGACCGACGGCCAGAGGCTTCCGATGCTTAAAACGCTCAAGATCATCCGCGCGATCATCGTCAACGTCGGCGTGATCGCGATCGGCATCTACGCCATCCAGTCAGGCGCGGAGCCGACCCTCTTGGGAACGTTGGCGCTGGCCGTTCTCGGCGGCTACAACGGGCTCGAACTGAGCGACTACACGGCGTTGCTGCAGGCTTACGACGAGGTCCAGACCGAACGGGGGAAATAGGAATGAGTGAAACTGACCTCACCACGATCCCGAACATCGGGCCGACGAAGGCCGCGGCGCTGAAAGCCGCTGGCTTCGAGACCACCGACGAGGTCGAGGCCGCCGACGTCGACGAGCTGTGTGAGGCCGACGGGATCGGCCGCCGGACTGCCGAGGACATCCTCGGGATCTCGTCGCTCGACCGCGGTGGCAAGGAAGCCAAGTTCGGCGACGTCCGCGAGGACCTCCTGGACGTCGCCACCGAGCCGGTGACCGACGAGATCGTCGCCAACGCCGCGGGGATCTCTCGGTCGACGTTGCACAACTACCTCGATCGACACCCTGAGTTCGAGCGCGAGTACCGACAGGCTCGGGCCCAGAACGCCCGCGATATCACGGGCCTCATGCTCGACGACGAGTGGGACGGCGAGGATCGTAACCTGCGGTTCATCGCCGAGCGCGCCCACGGCTTCGTCAAGACCGAGAAGCGCGAGGTTGAGATGGACGCCGACATCAATAGCGAGAAAGATATCAACCTCGACGACGAGTCGAAAGAGATCCTTCGCGAAACACTACGCCGACGCCGCGGCCAGTGAGCATGGAGACATTCGAAGGCAGAGAAGACGACCTCCAACGCGCGTACGAAGATCCGGCAGTTCGTCGGGAGTTGCTCAACCCGTTCGGCGAGAGTACGTGGGAGGAGTTCCTCAACGAGCTCACCTACGGCTACATGACCGCCGAGCGCGACGAGTGGCAGCCGCTCGCCGACGTCCACCGTCACTGGATCGAGCAGTTCGAATCTGAAGAGAACATCGGGATACTGGCACACCGTGACTGTCTCAAGACGACATTCACACTTTCATACTTAATCGCCTGTCTCGAATACATCGACGGCTTTCGGGCTCACTGGATCACAAACAACCAGAACTCGGCGTACAAGAAGGCCGACACTGAGTTCTGGAAGATGGTCGAGCGCAACCCATGGCTCACCAACCTGAACGCCACGCCGGTCCAAGACTCCAAGTCGACCAAGGAGTTCCAGAACGGCTCGGCGCTATACGCTGGCTGGCTGTTCGGCGGGATCGAGGGCGACCGGTCGCACCTGTTGATCCTCGACGACCTCATCAAAGAGCACGGGGACGGCGAGACCGAGAACATCATGACCTGGGTCGAGGGCGTCACCGTCCCGATGGTCAAGGACTCGGGGAAGACGGCCGTCATCGGCACCCGAAAGCGCCCCGACGACATCTACTCCCACCTCATCGACCGTGAGGCGTACAACTTCACCGAGTACCCCGCTGTGCTCGAAGAGTGGGATCGGGAGTTCGGTGACGACGGCAACTGGATGGACCGTCGACCACCAGAGGGGCTGTACACTGAGAGTCGAAACCCGTTTTCCGACGGTGACGACTCTGTGCATATCCTCTGGCCTGAAGCTCGCGGGCCTCAGTACCTCGCCAACAAGAAGTCGCAGATGTCTGCGCACCTGTTCTGGCGAGAGTTCTGCATGGTCATCCGCGGCGCATCAGGTGACCTCATCGACGCGACCGATGTCAACCGACTCGTCGAAGACGGTGGGTGTTCGATCCGCAACCGACAACCACCGCGAACAAAATCACCGAAGCCGGGTGAGGCGACAATCGTTACTCACGACCCGGCGTCGTCACCCACGGGCGACAACGCAGCGTTCGCTGCGTGGGTCGTGACAAACGACGGTCGACGGCTACTCCTCGACTGCCATGCCGAGCAAGGCATGAAGCCGAGTGGGGTCAAAGCGACACTCCAAGACTACGACCAGCGCTTCGATCCAGCGGTGATCGTCATCGAGTCGAACGGCGTGCAACAGTACATCGCAAACGACGCCATCGAGTTTTCGGCGTCACTGCGTTCGAAGATCCGCCCACTCACGACGACAAAAAAGAAGCACTCCCTCGAACTGGGAGTGCCTCGACTTCGGACGCTCGCCGAGAATGGTGGCATCCAGTTCTTCCGCGGCCACGGACCGACCGAAGAGTTCGTTCAGGCGATGATGTCGCTCGAGCTCAAGAATGGCAAGCTGAAGGGTCACACACCCGATCTGGTCATGTGTTGGTACATGGCTGAGAAGGCTATTCGCGCGCTCGAACAGTCGGGCGCGCTTGATGGAGAGCCTGACAAGAAGCAGAGCGGTGGGTCGGAACTTATCACATAACCATGACACGAAAGAAACAAGGGATCGTCGAAGACACGGACGTCGTCGACAAGATCGCCGATGACGAGGAGGACGAAGACGATGAGTGACGACGATAACGGCACGGGGAGTGCGATCAAATCCTCGTTGATTGGGATGCAGAAAGCCGCCGACTCGGTCGCGTCAACCGACCAACTCGACAAGCGCTCAATCGGTCTCACTGTCGGGTCAGGGCTACAGACGCCTTACCCAACGGAAAAGCTCGCGGCGCTGCAGGAGCTCAACGGCACGCACGCGGTGAGTATCGCCAAGAAGTCGAAGCGTGAAGTGGGGTATGGGTTCGAGATCGTACCACACGAGAACGTCGACATCGAGGACGCCAGCGAGGAGGAGCGCAAACGGGTTGAAGACTTTTGGCACGGTCGCGACACGCTTTGGAAACTCGGGCCGCGCGGGACTGCGGTCGGGACGCCGACCGAGATGCACGAGAAGGCCCGCCAAGACTACCACGGTATCGGGTGGGCGGCCCTCGAAGTCATCTATGCAGGCTACGACGACGAGCCTGCGGGGATGGCCTACCTCCCCGCGAAGACAGTGCGGATCAAGAAGGCCCGGGACGGCGACGAGTTCGTCGACGAACAGGTAGCCGGTCACGGGTTCGTTCAAAAACGCAACGGGAAGACACGATTTTTCGCCGAGGCGGGAGATCGGCAGGCGACAGACATCGACGGGAACTCCGACCCGACGTTCGTCGACAAGAACACCGGCGACGTCTACCAATCCCAAGAGGAGATGGAAGCCGCCGACGGAGACCCGGCCAACGAGCTGCTGTTCGTCCCGAACCTGCACCCCAACACGATCTATTACGGCCTTCCGACGTGGATCTCCGAGATCCAGACGATGGTGGCCGACCAGGAGGCTCGGCGGTTCAACCGCGAGCGGCTATCGAACGACCTCATCCTTGACTACGTCGTCATCGTCGAGGGGGGCACACTCACCGACGAGTCCCGGGAGGAGATCCGCGAAAACATCCAAGGCCTCCGTGACGGCGACAAGCCGGGGGCGATGATTCTCGAAGCCGAGGAGTTGGCTGACAAGGGATTCGACGTTGACAACAACGTCAAAGTCCGAATCGAGCCAGCAGCCCACTTCGGGAGTGAAGACATGTCTTTCGGCGACTACCGAGATCAGAACGAGAAGGATATCGCCAAGGTCCACAGCGTCCCACTGCAGTTGCTCGGGAACCACGACGCAACGAACTCCAACAGCGAGGAGGCGATCCGAGAGTTCACCGAGGACGAGATCAAACCCGAGCAGGAGCGCTATGCCGAGCGGATCTACCGTGTCATCCACCAGCAGATTCTCGACGTCAACGACTGGACGATCAACTTCGTCACGAAGGGCGCGCGCAACCAACTCGAAGAGGCCGAGATCGCCAAGAAGACGGTCGACTCAGTCGGCCAAGCACTGACAGTCAACCAAGCACTCGACCTGTTCAGTCTCGACGCCCGGGATGACGCGATCGGCGAGATGCTGATGTCGGAGATCGGGATGTCGCAGAGCCCCGGGGAGGTGCTCGACCAACGACTCACCGATGTCGAAGAGACCGCTGCGGCAGACAAGGCGGCGGATCGGATCGCACTCGGTGCGGAGGCCGACGACTAACCATGTGTGAGGCCTGCAGTGGTCGCCAGTTCACCAAACAGCGGACCCTCTCAAAAGTCGAGTTCGGGCCCGAAGAGGAACGCGCGTTTCAGTTCTTCCTGGACGAGTACATCGGCGCACTGCAGCCGGTCGAGGGGGACATTGAAGCGTGGCTCGACGAGGCCAGTGAGGACGACCTCGAATCACTCGAATCGATCCGCGTTGACCTGGCCGAGCGGGCGGGGAACTACACCAACGACTTCGAGACTGTCTTTCGGGAAGGGGGTGAGGAAGGCGCTCTCGCCGGTCGGGAGTACACCCAGCGCGTCCACGAGCTTGACGTCGCCTTCGACGTAGTCCCTGATCGGACGCTCGACATAATCGACGACTGGGTCGAGGTCGCCGCCGGGAGCACGCTCGACACGATCACCGAAAACTCGGCACAGTGGCTCCGCGGTGCGCACGAACAGGGTCTGCCGATCCCAGACATAGCCGACCAACTCAACGACGAACTGTTCGAGGGGCGGCTTGAGGGGTACGTCGCCGAGCGGGCAGCCCGAACGGGCACGATATCGACGTCCAATACGGGCAGTCACTCGGCCCATGAGGACGCGGATAGCGTCGTCGGCGAGCAGTGGCTGGCGACGCTCGGTCCTCGAACACGCGACAGCCACGAGGCGGCGCACAACCAGGTTGTCGCCGTCGACACGGCATTCAATGTCGGGGGGATCTCGATGCAATACCCCGGCGACCCCCGAGCACCGATTGGCGAGGTCGCTAACTGCCGGTGTGCTCCCGTCCCGGTCTTCGCGGACCAGCTCACTGCGGCACAACTGGCGACGATCAACGCGGGCGGTCGCGTGACGGCCGCGATCTGACGCAACCACCGATGACGGCATCCCCGCCGGGGGCGCTGCCAGAGGTCCATATCCCGGCGTTTCACGAGACAATGACACAGACAGAGCCGCGGCGTTGGCAGAAAACCGTCGCCATCAAAGCGACCGACGATGACGAGCGGACCGCCACCGGTGCGGCTCTCGTCCCATTCGAGGTCGACAGGCAACGGGACTACCTGACGCCCGCTGGCATCGAGGCGATGTTCAACCCCGACCCAGACGACGGGGTGATGCACTTCAAGTTCGCCGACGATGACGCCGAGCTCGTCAGGAACGAGATCATCGACGAGCCCGAGACCATCGGCGGGAAAGAGTACCCCGCGGGGTCGTGGATTATCAGGCGGAAGTACCTCGATGACGAGCTCTACCAGCTCGTCCAGGACGGCGTCCTTGATGGGTTCTCGATCGGCGGCGAGGTCAGCCAAGAAGTCGACTACGCTCTCGACGAACTCCCCGAGGAGGTCACCTTCCCGGCGGAGGTCGAAGAGGGCCCCGCAACCGAGATCCAGAACGGCAGCACTGGCGAGATCTCGGACGTTGACATCCCGGCTGTCCCGAACGCCGACCACGCGCAGAAGTCACTCGAAAAGAACCTCGTCGAGCAGGCAAGCGGCGAGGACTCTTTTGTCGAGCTGATGGAACCGCGGGGGCACTCCGAGGAGGACGCCCGTCGGCTGTGGGAGTACCTGCAGACGCCAGCGGACAAGGCACACAACCATGACATGAGTACTGACACTGACGATCCCGACGGAGGGCCGCCCCGTCTACGCGATTTCGAGGGAAACATGAGTACTGACACTGACGATCCCGACGGCGCGTCTCTTGACGACGTCGATGACGCCACTCTTGGCAAACGATTCAAGCAGTGGTGGGAGTCGATCGGTGGCGGGGGTTCGGACGCTGAGAAGTCCGCCCCTGACCCGCCCGACATCCCGACCACACGCGCCGAGAAGGCGCTGACAGTCGCCAAGGAAGGCCAGACGCTCTCGCAGTCGAATCGCGAGACGCTGATGGCCGCCCACGACGCCATCGAGGCGGCGCTCGCGTCGGGTATGGACTTCGAGACGAACCGATTCACAGACAGCGACGACAACGATTTCGACATCGCACAGTACGGCGACAAGGACGAGAAAGCGCTCGAAAAGCTCACCGAAGAGCAGGGCGACCTCGTCGCGACCGCCGTGCAACGCTTCGTCGACGCGCAGGGTGACGCCACGTTCGGAGAGTTCCGAGAATGGCTGTGGCAGACTGACGCGCTCGACGACGATACGATGTTCGCCGCTGACGAGGCGGCGTGGCAGTATCGAGAATGGACCCGCGAGCAGCGCGAAGAGGCGGCCGTCTCCGAGGGCTTCGTGCCCTACGTGATGGCCGAGACGGATACGGAAACACAGATCAACATGAGCAAAAACGACGGCACGAGCGACGGCGGCGACGCCGACGCAGACACCGACAAGTTCGCCGACGCTCCCGAATGGGCGAAGGCGCTTCACGAACAGGCAGAGAAAAACAGCGAGCGCCTCGACGGCCTTGACAAGGCCGACGATGGCGACACCGACGCGCTCGAAGATGCCCCCGAATGGGCGAAGACACTCCACGACCAGGCCGAGAAGAACGCCGAGCGAATCGACAAGGTCGCAAAGGCCAGCGCCGACACCGAACAGGTCGACGGCGCAGAAAAGAACGCTGAGAACGACGAATCGAGCGGCTTCAAGAAAGCCCTCGGGAGCCACTAAACATGTCTGACGCACGCAAAGAAAACACGCAGAGCCTGCAGAAGAGCCCGATCGACACGTCCGACCTCAACGGGGTCCAGCTCCCCCGCGACCTCTTCGAGGAGTTCATCGAGCGTACTCAGGAAGAGTCCAAACTGCTCGACATGGTCCGAGTCGAGGACCTGCCGCGCAAAGAAATGGGCAAGCCGAAGATCGGTGTGCCCACGATGTCCGGTGGCACTCGCGACGAGGACGGCAACCGTTCTGAGACGTCTTCGGCGTCGACTGGTGTCATTGAGTTCAACGTCACTGGTCAGTACTACTACATCAAGCACGACCTCAAAGAGGACGCCCTCGAGAACACGATGTCTGAGGAGGAAGTTGCGGGCCTCATCCTCCGACACTTCGAGCGCGCATGGGCGAACGACGTCCAGAACCTCGCGATCAACTCTGGGCGGTCGGGGTCGGGTATCGCGACTTCGCTTGACGACACCTTCGATGGCTGGATCGCCATCGCGGAAGGAGCAGACGCCGACTCCGAGCGCATCGGTCTTGAAGACACCGGCGCGGGAGAGGTCGACACGATGCCGACGTACGCCCACACTGACGGCGGGGGCACGTCGCAGCCGGTCAACACCAATCTGTTCCACTCGTTGATCCAGACGGTCCCCGAGCGGTTCCGCGACTCTGACAGCCAGGTCATCATGGTCTCGAAGTCGCAGCTACAGGAGTACCACTTCAACCTGACTGGCCGCGAGGATGGCCTCGGTACTGCAGTTCTGATGGGCGACAACGACGTCACACCGTTCGACTACACCATCGTCGGTATCTCGTACTGGCCCGACGACTACGCGATGCTCATCGACCCCGAGCAGCTCTCGTACGGGCTGTACGAAGGCGTCGAGATCACACAGATTCGGCAGTCGGACAAGACGATGGACGAGGCGCTCCACTCGCGCAACCTCCTGGAAGGACAGTTCGACTTCCAAATCGAAGAACTCCAGTCGGGCGCGCTCGCGACCGACATCGCCGCCCCAACCAGCGGAGTGTGATCTGAATGACGACCACGCAGCAGGAGATCCGTGATCGGTACACCGACGGTCTCGCACTCAACGATGGTGCACCGGGAAACGCTTCGACTGACGCGCCAGCCAACGCGGCTGACACTGTGGTCGCCGAGGACACCGACGTCCACATCGTCACGGCTGACGGCACGAACGCGGTCGACCTCGACGCCGTTGCCGAGGAGGGCCGCGAGGTCACCGTTGTCCACAACGGTGGAGCCGCTACGCCGACTGTGTCGTTCACCGACGCGGACTTCGTCGGGACAGGGCCGGCAGACCTGACGGCAGCGGGCGCAACGGCAACGGTGTCTAACATCGACGGCACGGCCAGCGGTTGGGTCGTCATCGCCACTTGAAGCGCCTGAGGAACTCACTTATGCCAACAATCAAACACACTGGCGGTCCTGGAACGTTCAACCACGTCGCCCTCGACGGGATCTCCAACTATGGAGACGAGCACGACGTCCCCGACGAGTCGGCCGAGCACCTCTGCGACGATCTCGGCTACTTCGAACGCACTGGCGAAGTCGCGCTCTCCGAAGATGAGTACAGCGTCACCGACACCGTCCCACTCGAAGACCACACTGTCGACGAACTGCAGGACATGGCCGCCGGACGCGATATCGAAGGTCGGTCGTCGATGAACAAAGACGAGCTCGTCACTGCGATCCGCGATCACGAATAGGAGTAACTGAATGGCCACCGACCCAGAACGATACCTCACCGCCGAAGAGCTACAGCGCGAGCTCCCGTTCGACAAGGCCGACATCAACATCGACCTGACCGACAGCGACTACAACACGCTGTTGAACGATGTGCTCCGCAGCGAATCGGCGCGTATCGAGCGCTGGGCGGAGACACAGTTCTCGCTTGTGACCGAGACCGAACCCCTGTCGCGACCCAAGAGTGCCCACGAACGGGAGCTGCCACTTCCCGCCCGACCGATTGCATCGGTCGACTCGGTGACCGTCGAAGGAGACGCCCTGACTGAGGGCACCGACTACGCGGTCGAGGAGACACACGTGGTCTTGCTCAAAGACAACGACGTCTCGCTCGTCAAGTGGCCAACCGACTACCGTGCTATCGAAGTGACGTGGTCACACGGCTACGACGGCATTCCCGAAGACGCGAAGTCGGCGCTGATCCGGCTCTGTCGGGCGCGCCTCAAGCAGACCCACTCCGACGGCAAGAAGAGCGAATCAACAGGCGACGGAGCGTCGGTCAGCTACGAGCCCGAAGCAGAGCTCAAGGCCAACCTGTACGCCATCGTCCACGACTACGACCCACCGAGCTACTATGGCGGTGCGTCGGTCGTATGATGTGCAACCAGTGGACGCATCGGCTGACAGCCGAACGCGAGACCAACTCAACAGAGACCGATGAGTACGGTGCGCCACTCCCCGGTGGTACTGAAACAGTGGTCGACAGTGAGCCGTGTCGGTATCGCCCAGAGTCGACGACGTATGTCCGCACTGAGACCGGCGAACGCGTCCAACGCGCGGCGACGGTCGTGCTTCGTGGGCACCTCCTCGGAGAGATTCAGGAGGGCGACACAGTCACACTGACGCCAATCGTCGGTTCGAACGTGCTTTCGGGCGTCGAAGTCCGGGGTGTGGAGCCGCAGTATAGCAGTCAAAAACGGCCGACGTCGGTCATCATCGAACTCGAAGGTGTCTGACGATGGATATCAAGTTTCAGATTCAAAACGCGAAGGATATGCGGTCGATGACCAAACGACTGCAGCAACTCCAAAGCGACGTCGAGAAAGAAATCGACGCTGTCGCCGAGGAGATCGCGTTACGGATCGTGGCCGACGCCCGGCGAGGTGTCAACGTCGACACCGGGCGACTTCGGGCGTCGATAGACTTCGAGACCGAGACCGAAGGTGAATTCAAGGCGTCCATTCGGGTTGGTTCGAACGTCGAGTATGCGATTTCCCAAGAGTTCGATAACCCCTACGTCCGCCCGGCGATTGAAGAGAACCGCGAGACGATCACCAGCCTCCTTGAAGAGGCCGTCGCCGAGGCGGCCGAGGAGAATAGCGCATGACACCCGACACATCCGACCGCGCCGATGGGCGAGTCCGTGAGCTGCGCGGGCTGAC